CTCGTGGATTTAACGTGAAGCAATCCCTTGTTAAAACAATAGGCACAACAACTCGCAGTGTATTCTGCGATTACTTTGGATATGAAAACAGATTAACAACACCTCGCACATGATAATCACAAAGTACCGAATGATAACCGAAAACGGTTACATCGAAACGCTCAACGAGCAAGAAGCTATTGAGTGGGGAAATTATACAACAGTAATCGAAGAAGTACCTGAAGAGGAATGAGCATACTTGCTGAGCTATTCGAACAGGGAGCGCTATACGATGTGCTGCTAGATTTCGGGGAGTCCGTTACTGAGAGCGCACGTAGTAACATCAGGATACAGCAAACGAGATACGGCAAGAAAAGAAAGGCTAACACAACAGGCACGCTAGCAGCTTCGCTCTACTATGACTTAGATGTTAGCGGTGCTACTCCATCTATAGGCTTTGGATCTACTGCTGCTTATGCAGCATGGGTAGAGTATGGTAGACAAGGTAAGGAGAGTAACTACAAAGGGATAGATACACGCTTTGCAGCAGGTGCAGCTAAGCCTCCGGTAGAGGCTATCCTTAATTGGATGAATCTAAAGAAGATTAAGCTACGTGCTATGGGTGAGACGGGCAAAATGACTAAGTTCGCTAAGAGCGCTACTAACAAAGATGAGGATAGAAGATTAAGAGTGGCTAATGCTATGGCTAAGAGCATAGAGAAGAAAGGTATTGCTCCGCTATATTATTGGAGAGATGCCTATTTAGAAACGCTACCTGATTACGCTACTCAGCTTAACGCTGCAATGGCCGAAGCTGTGAACATTTATATCTTAAACCAAACGAGAAAATTAACTAATATTAAACCATCATAAATGGCTATTACAATACAGCAGCAGCCCTACATATTTACAGCACTTAAGCAGAAGCTAATAGTAGTGGCTACATCTACTAACATAGGACAGCCTGGCTTTCGCTATGTGATAACGGTAAGCAATGGCACTACTACTAATGTCTTTTATGTGCAGCCTAACTTATCAGGTGCGCTAGTATTTGACTTAAATCCTGTAGTGAATCAGGCAATGGATTTAGGAGTTAACAGCACTGATGCTGTGCCTTCTCTATTTGCATCCACAACGGTGCAAGATGCTGCTACATCGCGTAATATTTTGGGCATTAGTACTATCATTCAAGAAGGTTATGAGGTACTTGGCTTATTTACAGTGCAGGCTACTACATATCCACTAGATGGCAGCGCATTAATTAATGCAGCATTTCAGATTAGTGATGGCTTTAACCCTGATCCATCGAATTATTTTTCTTTATCAGGCACTAACAGTCGCATCATGAGTGATTTAGTACGTAGCACTTATGCAATGGATGATATTCTAGCTCAGTATAGCTTAGGTAATAAAACTATAGGCATAACAGGCTTTGAAGATGACTGGGGAGTGCTTACTATTCCTGCTGATGATGGCTCTACTTTAATAGGCAATGATATATTTGATATTCAAATAGTTCAGTTTAATTCAGCAGGCTCACCTATTCAAACCGATACATTAGCATGCGTAATAGCAGCAGGCACTATTAACCATCTTCCTCTATTACCCTGTAACATAAATGATATTTTTGGCTTAGATGGTACATGGCATCACTACTTAATTACTTTTAGAAATAGCGGTGGAACTAGCATAGCTACAGGTATAGCTGTATTTAAAGCAGCAGATGAATGCAGATTTGATAAGGTGAGACTAGGCTGGACTAACAGCAGAGGTGGATGGGACTATTTCAATTTTACTAAACGTAGTGAGGAAAGTTACTCAGTGGAACGCAAGCGCTACAGAAAGGTAGTAGGTAACTACGGCACAGCAGATGCAGGCGAAGCGTTTGAATTTAACACGTACGATAGAGGCCTAACTGAGCGCAGCCCATTTGTAGAGAAGATGCTACGGATTAGAACTGATTTCTTAACTGAAGGGCAGTTTGAATACCTTAAGAATCTTATCTACTCTGAATCTGTTTACATCATTAGTAATAAGGGAGAAGCTACTCCCGTAGTAATTGATAGCAATAATTACACTGCTATTAAATCGCGCAGCTTCGTTAAGAATGATTTAGAATTGATGTTAAAATTCAGTAACGATTACACAGCATAATGAGAGCAGAAGTATTGTTAACAGTAACGGCATCTAATGGAGCTACTACATTAGTAGACCTATACGAAAATGAGAGCATCAGTTACTCATCTAATTTCAACAGCGTTTCTGAGTTCACAACTAGGGGCGCTTTCTCGCGTGAGTTTAGAATCCCTGCTACTGATAACAACGTGGCTTTTTTCGGGCAGCAATACAGCCCAAGCTTACTGAATAATGACACTACACAAATCAATGTATTACGCAAGATAGACGCAACGCTATCAGTAAACACACTGCCCATTGCAGAGGGGCACATACAATTTAAGCAGGCAGTAACCCATCAGGGTAAAATACACGAATTTGTTATAGCATTCTTTGGTGAGACAGTGGATTTAGCGCGAAGCATTGGAGATAAATTACTTAGAGAATTAGACTATACTGACTTAGCGCATGATAGTGAGTATTCTACAATTAACGATATTAACGATGGTACTTTATTTGGGGGAGCAGCATGCTATACGCTAACTGATCGTGGGCAGAATTGGAGTGAAGATACTGCGATAGGCAGCAGAAGGATATTCAGCTCGGTTAATCCTATCTATACAGGTGAATTAACTTTAGCGCTTCAGGCTAAATGGTTATTAAATAAGATTATCACAGAGGCTGGCTTTACTTATAGCGGTACTACTTTAGATGATGAGTTAGTAAAAATGTATATTCCTTACGTTACAGCTCCAAGAACTGAAGGATTAAGTAATGACGAAGCTAAGTTTAAGGTAGAGTTTGCTACAGATACTGCATTTAGTATTAATACTCAGGGTAATAGTGGGCTATATTATAAGCAGCTTACAGGATGGACAGAGATAAGTGATCCATCTAACAGCTGGGCATCTAATGCGTATACTGCTCAAGGTAGCTTTCAAGCATCTATAGAAATAGATTTAAATATTGAGGTAGATACTACAGGATATTCTGCGGATACTCAGCACGTTTATGATATAATGATTCAGCGTGTAAGAGGTGGGGTAACTGACTTAATACCTTTTCCACTATCTATGGGAGTAGGCCCTACATCTTTGCAGTATACTAACGGCATAGGGTGGCAGCCTGCTACTCCAGTTAACCCATTTCACGTATACAGCAACTTTCAATTAGATGTGCAGCAAGGTGATGTGTACACTCTATACATCTTTGCTCATGCAGGTAGCTCACAAAGCGTAGAGATTAAAGCTGATAGCTTTACATCATTCTACTATGTTACAGGATTAAACTATGCTTACCCTGTTCAGATAGCTTTAAACGCTCCTGAGATGAAGCAGGTAGATTACTTGAGAGATATTCTCAAGATGTTTAATGCTGTGCTTGTTCCTAATCCAAACATGCCTAACGCTGTTGAGATAATTCCAATGGTGGAGTATTTGGGGAGTGGTAATGATTACGATTGGACAGGCAAGTTAGACACATCTAAAGACATCACTCTTACTCCAGCTTCAGACGTTAGAAAGCGCGTGCTTAAGTGGAGCTATAAAGAGCAGGGAGATTACTTTAATGCATTCTATAAGAAAGGAGCTCAAAGAGTCTATGGTGAGCTTAGATTAACCGATGCAGGCAATGACTTTAGTACAAGTGATTATACTGTTGAATTAGTATTTGGAGCTTCACCATGTGACCTTATCCCTAACACTACCTACATCATCCCAAAATACTTCAATGAGAAAGGTGAGTTTATGGCACCTGGGCCTCGCATACTTTACCGAAGAGATGCAGCTGAGGATGCTGTAGTAATGGTCTATGATGAGGTAGCTGAGGAAGGTACGTTTACTATTATCCCACTACTTAGCCATTACAGATCTATTCCAACTGAGATAGGCACATTAGATTTAAACTTTGGGCAGGAGATTCCTCCGCATCCAATCGAAGTAATGCCATTGCACACGCTATTCGATAGATATTGGAGGCAGTACATAGCCGAGCTTTACGATGATGAGCAAAAGATAATGGAGGCTTACTTTCAGCTTGGCGTAACTGATGTATTCGGGTTAAAATTTAATGATAAGATTTGGGTAAAGGATTCGTGGTGGAGGGTGATAGAGCTAACAGATTACATAGTAGCAGAAGAGCAAGTAACTAAGTGCAAGCTTATGCGCTTGCTAGACATCGGAGCGCTATGCCAATACACTCCATCTACCATTGAGGTAAGCACAGGAGCGGTAGAATTCGTAGATTACGATGGAGATACTAGCTACGGCTCACAAGAATGCTGCGAGTTTTACGGCTACACATGGAGCACAGCTAAAGGGCGCTGCTACGCATCTACCACAACTAACGGCACAGGCGGGATAATCACCTCACCTAATAATGTAGGTGGTAGCAATATCACTAATACAAGTGGTAATCAGAAGAGCGCTACCGGTATGGGTAACGTGAACAGAGCTGAGATAGAAAACAATAATGAGCGCATCTTAGTTAGTGGCTTAGGCCATGGCATCTCACCTAATAACAATTACTCTCAAGCGCTTGGATATCGCAACTTTATCAGGCCTAATTTAGAAGGTACTACAGTAATGGGCCGATGGGCAGAAGCTGATGTAAGAGGTGTGCACTTTGGCGGTGGTACGTGGTACGATGGAACATCAGACTTTGGTACAACTATACCTGGGCGCTCACAGCATGGATTTATACAGCTCATGGGATTAGAAGCTTTAAACGCTAATCCAACTAACATAGATTTATTCTTAGACGGCATTGATAACGGCACTATAGCTATGCCTACTGAGACAGTGTGGATGGTTAAGGTATACATTTCTATTCTTGAATATTATTACAACGTAACCGACTTTACAGGCAAGGTAGCGAGCCTTGAGTATAGCTCTATGGTATGGAAAGATAAAACTACTCAATACAGCTCTACTCCAATTTTAGTAAACCAATTTAACAGCGGATGGGGTGCTAGCTTATTTGATTTATACATGCCTGTAGTAAGTAACAAAATTGCTCCATACATCACAGCTAAAGTGGTGGGTAAAACAGCGGTAATAAGCGCCACGATTCAATACACTCAATCTAAATTTCAACGTACACCTATAATATGACAAATCCACAAAATGACATCATACTTAGTATGACTTTACTTAGATCAGGAGTGCAGGGTAAGAGTAAAGAGTTTAAGCATGCTAGTGGTAACTACCATGCAAGGCGTAAGGTATGGCAAATAAAGGCTATTAATTACACTATATTAATAACAGGGATTAGCTTAATAGGATTAACAATTTACAGCGTAATATAATGGCTACACAAGATATGATATTAAAGCTCTCATTTGATGACGAGGGTACATTCACAGGCTTAGAGGATATAAATAAAGCTCTTACTAAAACTGATGAAACCACTATTGAATTAGAGAAATCCACTAAAACTCTTAAGGCTCAATATGCTGAATTAAAGAAGCAGCAGGATCAGATGGATCCAGGCACTGAGAAGTTTAAAAAGCTTTCGCTCCAAATGGGTGAGCTTAAGGATAGAATGAATGATGCAGCTGATGCTGTTAAGGGTAATACAGGCCCTGCTATTGAAGGAGCTAGAGCATCATTCGGAATGATGGGTGAGCAGATGATGAACTTAGATTTCGAAGGTCTGAGCCAATCACTCAATTTAGTTAGTGGTAACTTAGCTAGACTTAAGCCTGAAGATATTAGCAAGGGTTTAAAGTCAATGAGTGATGCAGGAATTAATGCATTCAAAGCTTTAGGTAAAGCCATTTTAGCTAACCCAATATTATTAATATCGGCAATACTTATAGCTATTGCTATGAATTTCGATACATTAATAAAACTCTTTCCATCACTTGAAAATGCCTTAACCGGTATAGATGAGCAGCAAAGAAGCATAGCTAAAAATGCACAAGCTCAAGCTGATGCATCTAAAAAAGCGTATGATAATGGAAAGCTAGAGGAAAACTCTTTAAGGTTACAGGGCAAAAGTGAGAAAGAGATTTTGCAGATAAACATGAAGAGGCTTGAAACATCTATAAAGAATGGTAAAGTCAATTTAGATATACAAGAGGCTCAGGCAAAATCTCAAATTGATGCAAGCAAGCGGAATAATTCAATTATACAGCAAGTATTAAGAGCTGGCCTAGAAGCAGGTGCGTTAACATTAAGACTGTTAGCTGCTCCTGTTGATATGATTTTAGCAACAGCGAATAAAGTTAGTGAAGCTCTTGGATTTGGAACAATAACTGCATTAAATTTAAATGACGAGATAAGTAAGTTAACTATAGCAGGCAGCCAAATGGTTGCTAATTTATTCATAGATCCTGCTGCACAGGAAACAGAGCTTAAAGCTTCCTTTGATAAGCAAAGAACTGAGATTAAGCAAATGGAGAGTGATTATGCAGGTATGCAATTATCTATTAAAAAAATGGATGCTGATGCTGCCAAAGCTAAAGCTGATGAAGCAGAAGATGCTAGAAAAACAGCTAAGCAAGCACAAGATGAAGCAACTAAAAACAGAGAAGCTGCAGCAGCAGAACAACTTAAGAGAGATCAGGAAAGAGCTGCATTTGAAAAACAAACAAGAGAAGATAAATTAAACGAAGAGGAGAGATTAGCAGAAGAGGCTTATCAATTAACATTAACAGCTCAGGAGAAAGAAATAGATGCAGTTCGAAATAAATATTTTGAGCTCATTAATCTTGCTGAGGAAGGTAGCGCACAGCAGTTATTATTTATAGATTCTCAAGCCAAAGCTGAGGCAGAAATTGTAAAGAAATATGCAGATGCAGAAGTAGCTAGAAAAAAAGATGCAGATGAAAAGGCAAAAGAAGCAGATCAAAAAGCCTTAGATGAAAAAAAGAAAAAATTAGAAGAGGAGCAAGAGTTACGGATGGCTAATATTTCAGCAAACTTTGAAATGGCTTCGCTTGGCTTAGATGCGCTAATGAATTTAAATCAGGCAGCAGCTAAGGGAGATGAGGCTAGCCAGCGCAAAACATTTGAGAGAAACAAGTTAATGCAGAAAGCTCAGGCTACCATAGCCATGGCTGCGGGTATTGTTCAGCAGTTAGCTGTTCCTCAAGATACCTTAACAGGTATGAACTTCGTTAAGGCAGCAGCTGTAGCAGCAGCAGGCATAGCTAACATTGTTAAGATAAACCAAACTCAATTTGGTGGCGGTGGCGCAGGTGGAGGCAATGGCAATCTAAATGCACCTACAGGCAATAACGCACCCGCTATAGATTTCAGCGGAGCTAACATGCAAGTGAACGCACCAGGTAGCACTGAGACGTATGTACTTGCGGGCAACGTAGCAAATGCTTTAGAGGCACGTCAAAAAATAATTGACCAATCTCACCTATAACAAATAACTAATTTTTTCCACTATAAAATATGAGCGAAGATAAATTGAAATTAATTGAATACGGCTTAGGCGAGGAAGAGGATAACATGGGCGTATACGCTGTGAGCCTTGTCTCTGAGCCTGCTATAATGGTAGACTTTGTAGCACTGTCTAAAGCTAACTTGTTATTAGCTCGCGTAGAGGATGGAGAGAAGCGCATGCTGTATGGCCCTGCACTTATTCCAAACCAACCTATTGTTAGATACGATGGTAATAATGAAAAGTATTACATCACTTACTCTAAAGAAACTATAGAGCAAACTGCGCAGGAATTCCTAAAAAGAAACATGCACCATAACCATACTATCCAGCATGAGATGCCTGTAAACAACTTAACAGTAGTAGAGTCATGGGTAACTACAGGAGCACATGATAAGAGTATGAACTACGGCTTC